TCAAGCGCTGCGCCTGACAAGACGCGAAACAATTATCCACCAGAGTAGGGCCGAGATAACCAAGGCAAGATAGCCTGAGAAATAGTGATCGGAAGGTTCCAATAATTCGCGCAATGGCCCCAAACCAATTGCCTGCAGACCCCATAGCGTCAAATCACCCGGATAGTAAAATATGGAGGCAAAGAGATGGAAAAGGTCCGCGGCATCCATAACCCCATCATCATTCATGTCAATACTCAGGGACCAGTCGCGCACCGCCATGCGTCACCTCATGCGCAATAGTATAGTACAATGACCCTAATAATTGATAATTTAAGGCATAGAAGATGGGTTTTTAGGCGTATTTTCCGCAACCGCTCGCCCTTCAGCCTGCTGCTTGCGCTTGATGATATTGCGCTGCAATGCTTTGGCTAAATGCTTGGCCTTGGGGCTATTTTTGGGCTTGGGTTGGTCGGTCATAGGATGCTTGCGATTATTGAATCCAAGCTAGTTATAGCAATTTTATTACTACTTGCCAAAAGGTTTAGCTCGTGGCATTTTGCAGCCCGATTTGCTGTCGTAGCTCAGTGGTAGAGCACCACATTGGTAATGTGGGGGTCGGAGGTTCAATCCCTCTCGACAGCACCATTTATTTTCCCTGACAATCCCGCACCATCGCCCTTAGCAACGCATAATCCCGGATCATTTCTGCCAAGGCACTCTTGGCGGGTAGTTGACTAAGCTCTTCTGCTGCCTGGTCTTGTTGCAGATCAGAATATGCCGCTAGCGGCGGGCAGAACCCAGAAAAAGTCTCACGCGAGTTAAAATCGCTTGCGGCGCAACCGGTCAACAATATCAGCCACGGTATCAGCGCGGTCTGCCAATATCCTCTCGGCGTATTTTCTTTGGGTGCGCATCGCTTGCGTTGCGGTTGAATCATCATCCGTATCTTTAACCGGTCTAAAAAATCGGTAGATTGTTAAAATCGGCCGCAGTAGCGCAAAAATGAAACCAAGAATCTGCATGTTTAGGAATTGCGTTTGGCATTTCCGACATTCAGCGCCAGGACGTCGATACATTTGCGAATTTTCGACAAGAACTGGTCGTCTTTTGGGGAGGGCGTCAATGCAGCGACCAATGAAGCCGTGCTAACAATCGAGGTAGCAATACTAAAAATCATATCAAAATTGGCAATGATCCAATTCATGTTCTTCTCCCGTTTTAATTGTTCAGATAATTGATGCATAAGCCCGACGCAGCCAACCACCAAGAAAGACGCGCTGCGATGGGTCTAATAATACGATCGCGCGGTAAAAACCCGCCGCTTCGGCCCGCAATACCGGCAAAAGGGATTCACGGCTGGTTGAATTGACAGCACGCAAAGTCTGTGGCCCCAGCTTGCCGTCCACCACTACTTTTTTGCCGCACGCCAAAATTCCTTGCTGCAATAATCTATGGGCACGTTGTGGGCCCATGTTTACCGCCATATCGAATATTTTGGCCGCGATATGCCAATCCATAATTTGGTCATAGTGATGTTTGTTCCAAAACTCGCGCCAGTAAAAATCGATGGCTTGATCGCGGGTTAGTTGAGATACGTCCTCGGCATCAATGTCGCCATCGCGGTTTATGTCACCGTCAGGCAAGGTTTTTAGAAAGCGCAACGAAATCCCATATTTGGTAGCGCCGCCGCGATCCGCCTTGTTAGCGGAAAAACCACCTTCATGCGCCAAGACCAATTCGACCGCACGCGCAAAACCCTTATCGATGATTAAAACCATCAGCCATCCTTGTCAGTTGATTTTAAGCCACTTCATAGTCAATTGTTCGATCGCCGCCGGCCCCAAATATGATAGCGCGGCGACAAGTCCGATTGTGCTTTTGGGCGACAATGCCAACCAGTCAGCCAGACCGTTGCCGACAAAACCCATGAAAATTGCTACGGGCAGTTCTATTAGTAGCTGCATGCCCCAAAAGCGGCGAATACCTTTTTGCACCAGATGTAAATGCCGCACCAATCGTCCGATAAATGCCGCCCCTACCGCCGCCAAGAAATTGAGCGCGGTTTGCCATGCCCAAAAGCTATCCATTACAATAGCCCAAACAATCCGCCGCCTAACCCGAGGCCCCGCTGCAACAAGTTTTGCTGTTGCGCTGCGCGATTGTTATAGCTGTTAAGCTGATTGGAATAATTGTTGTTAATCGCACCCATGACATCGATATTTGGTGTATTCACCCCACCATTAAAACTGGCAGGCGCAAAATTCTGCCCTCCTAGAAGGCTTGCCAGTTCCGACAACATCGTTGAGCGAGCAGAATTATTGACACCGAGAGATTGCAGCTGGTCGTTCAATCTAGATTGTCTTGTGGCCATGGCATTGGCGAACAGGCGTTGTTGTTCTTGCCTACCGGCAGCTACGGCATCTTGGGCGGCTGCTTGCAGCGCTTCATTCTCGGACCTATCCAGACGCCCCAGTTCGTCGTCATAGGCGCTGGAACCAGTCGGTAGTCCTTGATTAGCCAGCTGTTGTTCGGTACGCTGCCGCCGTAAATCCAATTGCGGTCGCAGCAAGTTTACCGTCCTGTCATACGCGGCGCTTTCAGCTTGTCGTGCATCGGCACTAAAATCATTGATGGTGGGCAAACTACCAATTCGACCAAAATCTAAATTCCCAACTATATTCGGCAAATTGACATTGCCACCCAAGATATTGGCCAATTGCAAAGATAAATTCTCGGCAGCTTGTCGCGTTTGCTGTTGAAACGGGCTTTCCTCTACTTGAACGGCGGAATGATTATAGTCTGGAACAAAATTATTGCCGCTATCATAGCGGCCATACATAATGCTGCCGCCACCAGGCAGAATTTGATTCAAACGGTTTACTTGAGCCTGAGCCTGCGCCGATTCCATTGGATCGGGGGCTGCCGGCGCTTTTGGTGCTTTTTTACCCATGATTTCTCCTTGTGTTATGGTAACCAGCGGCATTCGGAACTTAACATGCCGTATATTTCTGCATCGCCGTCTTCATACCAAGCGCGTAGCCGGCCCTCGGGCCTAAAGCCCAGGCGCTGCAGCATGCAATTGGCTGCGAGATTATCGTGCCTAGTTTGTGCGGTGATTCGGGCACAGCCCAGTTGGCGGAACGGATAGTTGAAAATTGCCGCCAATGTCCGCCTGGATGCCCAGTGTGGGGCAGTTGCGGCAATGCTTGCTTGGATATCCCTGCCGAAATAATTATTGAAGACAACCCCAGCAATCAATTTTTGCTTATAGGCAATACCTATTGCCGAGCATTCGCCAAAACTGTCTACATCACGCTCAAGCAATGACCGGACAAAATCAGCCGTAGTGACTTGATCGTGATAAATTATTTCAAGCAATCGGCACCTAGCTTATCACTACGGACAAATAGTCATACCGAATACGATAGCTGAAGGTCGCAGCACTAGCCGAGGCGGCGTTGGTGCATTGCACTGGGAAAGCCAAGGCTGTGTTCGGGCCCATTTTTATGGTTCCTTGGGACACATTATCCAGCGTTCCTGGAGATGAAGAAATCGTCAGTCCATATTCTTGCGCAGCAGCGGGTGAACCAGAAATGGCAACCCCGCTTATACCGGGCAAGCCTATCCTTGCTTCGGATAAATTGCTCTCCGCTGCCGTGCCTATGACAATCGAATAATTCACGATAAAGATCGCGTTGGCAGTATTTGGTGTTGTAAAGACAGTTATCGTACCGCCGCCTTTGCCGTTAGCAGTGGCATTGTTGTTGGTAAAAGTCCCGGTGACGTCGGCTGCTGCGCCGGCTGTAGTAATTGGCATTTTATCCCCCTTAGTTGAATAGAGCTAACGTATTAATGATTATGGCTTCATCCCTTCGCGCATCCGCATAGCCGCGCGCATCGAAATATCCGCCCGTTCCAGATGTTGAAAACTCTAAGCTGCTAGTTACTGAAGGTAGCGTTGCGGGCAGAGTCAGATCAAAGTTGGCCGCCATGCTGTCGGCTGCGCGCAGGCGCACCACATTGTTGCCGTTTGCCGCCAGCTCCTGCAATTGGACACGGCCTGCATCACCTGGGTTCGCACCCACGGGAGCAAAAACACTACCCGGAGATTGCCAGCTAAGATTGCCGGCACCATCATTCGTCGGCACACTGCCGCTTGGGCCTTGTTGCGTTGGCAAAGTTAGAACATAGCTATTTGATATGGCATCTGCGGCTCGGATGGTAATGCTGTGGCTGCCATTTGCTGCTAACTCTTTGATCACAAACCCGCCCCCATCACCCGGGGTCGTGCCCACAGGGTCTATCGTTGGCCGCGCCTTGAATGTTACCGTTTGCTCGAAACTTTGCGGCTGGGTAAAATTATAGCCTGCCGAATCAATCACGACATTACCGCTGGTATCAGGTAGCTTGATCGTACGAACCGCCGTCAATGTAGTCGGAACAATCTCGACATAATTGCTGGCACCACTAAAAATTCTTACGGCAGCAGAGAAAAATCCCCTGACCCAGCGCAAGCTTGCAGAACCAAGGTTAAATGCGTTATCGGCGTTAGGTCGAAAATCCGCTACGGGCTTGCTCTCGTTGTTTTTCGTTAAACATGCTTGAATCCCAGCAGTTAGATTATCATCTTCGGCATCGTGCAATGAGGCGACGATTTTAATGCCGTTGTTTTTATCCGCATTCCAATTGCGCAGACGGCTGAAAACGCCGCTACCATTCCAAGGCATCGTTATCTCCTTTTTTATTTGCGAGTAAGAAATCTAAATTATGCCAGCTGGCTCGAATAGATATTCCAGACTGAACCAATTACAGGCCTGATTATTCAATGAAGTAATCACCCTGGCGGAGGTGTTTAATCCGATCCCAGCCACAGACACCCATGGCCGGATCAATCTGGATTCGTCCGCCCAGGCACTAATGTCCCAGGGCGAAACATCCCATTCGGTCGAGCTGCCGGTAAAGCTTGACGCCTCGTATGCGCTGCTGGGCACCGCAAAATCGAAACCCAGGGCCAGCGCAATTGTAATATCTTGCGAACTCTCGAATACCGGCCGCAAGGCTGTGAAACGTTTGATTTGCCCGCGTGTGCCGAAATAATTCCAAGCAGTTTGCGCCGAACAAGTAATGGGCAGACCATTATCGCTATTGCCTTCGTCCGCCAAATATACGTTCCCAGACGCATCGCCAAAATACAACCGGTCTTTAAATGTCGCCCAACAGCCGCCATTCATGCCTTCGAATTTGGTCCATGCACCGGTAAAGGTATTCAACACATGCTGCTCAAAGCGGTCAGCACCCAAAGGCGCATTAAACAGGACATAATTCCCGCGCGGATATAAAACTGCCTGCCAACCGAATTCTGAGCCCGATCGCTGCGCCAGCTGTTTGACAGCATCATTAATCTTGTCCGATACGGCTTTGCCCGGCTGATTGAACCCGCCATTGGCTAGAACTTTGGATAGCGGCAAATATCCTTCTTTGGTCATCAGTACCAAATCCGAGCCAATTTTGATGACCCCGCGCACGGATAATGGGGAGCCGACCCGAAAAATTCCCACCAGCGACCAGTCCGCGGCATCGCCGGGATTGCTGCCCTGATAGATGATAACGTCCGAACTGGACATCACAAAGACAGCCAGATCGTCGACCCCGTCGCCACCATCAAGGGTCCATGACGCCATCGCGACCAAATTGCCGCCAAACCCGGATACCCGTCCCAGCGGAAACTTGGTCATCGTTCCACCCAATGCACCAAGACCGCTATACCAAAAATCCTGGCTATTCTTTTCCCAAAAATACGAACGGTTTTTGAATACCTGTGTGCCGATTAGGTTGTTTGGGGTAAGCCCGCTGCCACTTATGGTAAGGGCGGAAACAGCCGAGCCATTATAGACTTGGGGCGCATCAAGACCATTGACCATCGCCAACCTTGGACCGCCACCAATATCGTCGAATTGCGCCGCTTGCCAGCGGCTTGATTGAAAGCCAGTGCTGAGCGGCGCCCCCACATTCCCTGGGCTTGAAATGTCGTATATTCCGCCACCGCCGGCGGCGATTAACTTGCGGCTCAGTCCGGCATTGAACTCAATCATGCTATCGACAGGGCCAGGCAAACCCGCCGCGTGCGGGGTATAGCCCTTGCGACTTTCCACGCGGCCAACGTTGGGAAACCAGTTACTTAATGCTACCGCGTCCTCGGCCGGCATTTGATCCAATGCGTCGCGCGCATTCCATCCACCGACCGGGGACACCAATTGTGCTGCTTTGACTGTCATGGCTATTGACCGAAATTTCCTTCGACCAAGCTGTAGGGGCCGAGATATGCATGGTTACTTTGACCGCCAAAACCAGGAAGATTGGTATCGCGCGCGATTGCGGCAGCTAATTCCTGTTCATATTCGGCGCGGCTAAGTGCTGCATCCAATCCTTTGGCTTGTAAAAATCGCCAGGTCATACCTAATTGCAATAAATCCACTGGCAGAAGAGTTGTGGTGCTATCGCTGCTGATCTCGTCTACCAATAGGCCATCATCGACCGCCCACAGCTTGCTGATGTAAACATAAACCAATAGATCGGCGTTATTCGATGGCACTGGCTCCAATTGAATCTTATTACTGACTCCGCTTAGCGCAACACGATAACGATAGCCGATACTGGCACCTATGCCGCTGGCTTTTATGCGCTGCCATTGACGGATGTCTATGGGCCCAATCACTTTTCGACGGTTGGTATAATCCCAAAAGCTATCGGCCAAAAGATGGTGATAATCGACCGGCAGAGCATAATCCGCCTGCCCAGTAATGGTTTGCAGATTCTGCGTTTTTTGCAGGACAGACCAATTATGCCGCCCGATTAGATAACGCCCTTCTCGATTGGCTAAAGCCAGTAATTGCCGGGCCGTGGCATCGGAATTGCCGATCAGATAGTTTGGCGGCTCAAAACCTATTTCCTGAGCCACGGCTTGCGCAATGGATAGCATATTCATGATCAACTCCTAATTTTTATGTCGTTGGCTGGAGATTAATTGCCTCGGTTTCTAGCCACGCTTGCACGACCGCATCCAATGGCTTGGTGGCCTCGTATATCCAGCTTACGCAATCTGCGAACCAAGGCTGCATCTGTAACCATGTGGGGTCGATTACTGCCTTAACCAAACGCTCGTTGCCATCCAGGCTTTCGCTGCCGCCGATGGCGCTATCCGGGCCTTGCGTTTCGATGTGCTTGACTGCAATCGCCAAGATCGCCTCATTAAACTGCAACTGGGTTTTATCCAGCAAAATGTGATAAGCGGTCATAATGCACTCCCTGGAATAGATGGTTTAGTTGCGCTGGTTAATGCCCCAAACAGCGTGCAAGGCGTTCCAGCAGCGCCACCATTGACTTGGAACGAATTAAACGGGCGATTCATGCAAATATCAGGCTGCGTCAGGCCAGTGGCCGTGCCATTAAGGCCGAGATTGCGCGGAGAATAATCCGTGCCGCTATTAACAAAAGCACTTATATCAGACGATATATTCTCAAAAGCGCCCCGGCGATGCCAAAGATTGTACATCCCGCCTATAAATTTTGAAGATGTGTTAGTGTTGCCTAGGTCGCCAATGCCATACACACCACGATTTGTGTATATCTCAACAGGCCCGGCGGTGCTGTCAGATACTACTTCATACCCTGTCTCATCGTTGACCTGAATGCCATCGAAACCTTCTTCGATATCTATAGACCATGCAATAAAGTTCCACTTATCTCCAGCGATGACGGGAGATGTAGTTGATCTAATTGACTTCCCAACTTGATTGCCATCATCGCTATAAGCCACATTCACCAAGCCGTTCGCGTCCACATAAACATACATCGAGATGCTGCCCTGTGATGAAAGATCATAAAGCGCCGAGCATATATACTTTCCCGAGACAGGTGCGCCTATCCAACAGCACCCACTCCAGGAGCCAAAAGGAGCCGTCTTAAAATCCCCACCTTGGCTTCGCACCAGCCGATCCGTGCCGTCGAAATATGACGCGCTGGCCGCCAGGCCATCAAAACTAAGGCCAGGCAGTTGGCAAATTAGCATTTGGCCGGTTCTAGAAAGCATTATTCAAACACCACGCCTGCGGCCATTGCCTCGGCTTTTGTCAAGCGAGAAAACCCCGCAAACCATTCGGGCGGAAATTCAGAAGCTATAAGCACATACCATTTGCTGCCACCTGGATTAACCTCGGCTACGGTTTGCGTAACGCCATTGGGAAATCCAACCAGCAAATTAACCTCGTCCACAACTTCTTGAGCATCTTGCTGATCGTCAAAAACAATATACAAATCTGTCAT